TCATACAAGTCTGCAATTATGATGAAAATAGCCTGTTTTAGTATTGCAGGAATTGATTCGTCTTCATATCCTGTATAATAGTTAATGTATATAGGGTCACTTGCTATTGTTGATTCCCATTCAATTTGAAAGAAATCATCATGTTTGTAAGTTGTATATGTAGTTGATATTGCTACTGAACTTGCATTTAATATACTTTTAATGCTCGAAAAATTACCATCATGAATTTTAATCCAACTTTCACAAAAATTATCTATTCTAAGTTGTGTTTCTGTATAAGCAATATTCTTTTCAACATAATTCTCAGCAATTGACGTTGCAACTTTAATAAGTGATTCTAAATAAGCATCATCATCTACGAAATCAGCATCCATTCTAAGATGTTTCTTTACTTCATGAAGTTTTATAGGATATTCAAGTTTTGTTTTAGTTTCTTGAGTGCAACTCCACGCTATATTTCCACTTAAAAGACAATTTATCATTAGAATTTTTATTTTAAATAAAAAAGGAGGAGCGTTTCACCCCTCCTTTTGTATGTGGTTAGCTTTAACTAACTATTAGTAAAGTGATGCATCAAGAATTGCAAGAGCTCTCTTGTTGCTAACACCGGTATCGAATAGACCAACTACTGTAAGTCTGATTTCACCTTTCTTAGCGTCCGAATATGGGTCTGCGATTATCTCGAGTGGGCCCCACTGAGCGATATTTGTGCGGCTAAAGTCGCCAAAATAAACTCTGTTAGCGTTTACGCAAGGAGCTGCAAATGCAGGATATCCAGCGATTGTGTTGTCTGAATCCCAAACAAACTTGATATCAGCTGAAGCTGCGTTAAGTCCTTTAAGGTATGCTTTTCCAATAGGAGTTGTAACATAAGATGCTGCACCAATGCTAAGACCACCGATAGAAGCTTCCATATCGCAAAGGTTTGCGTATGTAATGGTTGCTCCAGTGACGCTGATTTGTGTTGCACCATCTGATTCAATAGTGTCAGCCCAGTCATTTGCAACTGCGTTCCATACACCATTGTAAAGGTTCTGCATAATTCCAGCGAATATTGCAGGGTTGGTTTGTGCAAGAAGTTCTCTTGTTACTGTTTGGTAATGAGTTACTCTACGAGCAGCTAATGTAAGAGCTTCTGGAGTCATACTTGCTGAAGCTGCTGATGCGTCTTCTGAAACGAATGTGCCGGTGTCCTCTGCCATTGCTGGAAGTACTAAGTTACCAGTTAATCCTGTATAGAAACTAACACCAAGACTTCTAAGGAATGCTTCACCAGGTGAAGTAAGAATATCAAGTGAATTAGCAACTGTTTTGTTAACAATAGTTGTTTCTGTTGATGTGAGGATAGGTTCTGCACGGAATTCGAATTTATTTTCAGCTTTTCCGGCTACAGCGTCCTTTAACCAATTTCTAAATTGAACTGCAACTGGTTGCTGTTCTCTTTGTTCTACTTTTTCCATAGTATCTTTTACGTTATTTTTATTTAAGTTTTCTTGACGTTCAAGCATTGCGATATCACTATCGATTTGTTTGATTGATTCGTCATAACCGTTCCATTCTGATCTTTGTTCTTCAGTAAGTGTTTCGCCTTTAGCGATAGCTTCCATTTTTGTGATTAACTCTGATCTTTCCTGTTTAAGTTCATTTAGTTTTTTCATATTTATGACTTTAATTTTAGTATTCTAATACGCATCTGTAACAATTCTAATTCTCTTGTTAACGCATCTACATCAGGATCTGATTGAGAACGTTCATCCCATTTGGTGTGGCAAATTGCTGCAGCCTGTTTTTCATCATCTGTTTCTCCTTTGTCCATCACATATTTGATGCACTTTGAAATGAATTCATCTTCATCTTCTCCTGGAACTGGTTCAATATTTTCTTCAACCTTTTCTTCTTTTTGTTCCTCGATAACATCAATCTCGTCTAAAGATCTTGCGGCAATGTCTGTGTTACTGTAAGCACCATTTATACAAACAGCAACATCTGCAAGACGCTGCACATTTTTAATAGTTCTTACGTAATTGCCTTCATTATCTTTAGTCCATTCTTGGTCTTCTCTTGAAACAACAAATCCGAAACTGTTTTCGTATAAATCGCCACGCTTAACAAGTTCATAGACTTCGTTTCCAGTTGCCGTATTCGGTATTTCTACTCTAAAAGCAAGTCCTTTTTCATCTTTGGAAAGCCTCAAGGTATTAGACTTCGTTCTTCCTAACAACTGACCACGGTTGTGGTTATAAGTCATAGGAACATCGAGTCTTTCGTCTTGTAACACTTTATCAAAGGCAGTAGGAGCAATAACTTCGTTAAAGAGTCTACCATCTTCGAATATAAGTTTAGATCTTTCGTTGAAAACTGCGGCATGTCCTTCAAGGAATCTTTTGTTTTCTTCTTCAAGGATACGACATTCTGCAACTTCTACATCTAAATATCTATATTCAACGTTTTCTTTTGACATGATAATCGATTATTTTATTATATATTCTTGTTAAATAGATTTTTGTGTTGTTTGTTTTTCTTCTAATGAAATGAAGTTTCCTGGCAAATAATGGGCATCGCCTCCTTCAAATGTTGAATATCCTTCAGTTTTTGCTATATCATTAGGAGTAATTACGCCACTTTTCATCAAACTTAATTGGTTGTTTATTCTTGTCGTGCTATCTGCTTCTGTAAGTGCCATCATATTGAATTCTATACTCTTACCATTTATACGTTCTTGCGTAGTTAATAATTTATGTTCCAACTCTTGTCTATACATACGAGCAATTGCAGTTAAAGTGGTAGCCTTAAATTCAAGAGTCATTTGTTCTACATTGGCGTATTTTGATGCCTCAAAAATTCCAACCAAGTGAGGTGGAACTCCATAAAGACTTGCAATTTGACCAGCATTGAATTTGATTGTGTCAATAAAGACAGCATCTGCAAAGTTCATTTGAACATCCATAAGTTCTGTGTTTGGAGGCAAAGGAATAAGTGTTCCTGCATTAACTGATCCAGCATATTTTTGTTTGAAGTCATTTAATGCTTCTAACATTGCTTTTTGGTTTTGCCCCGATATCGTCGACTTTATTGCCTTTGAAGTTGTGGCATTGTTTCTATAGAATGAATCTAATGTTGTAAGTCCTTGATATGTTGATGAAACGTTAAGACGAATTGCTTCAATAGGATTAATTCCCCATATTCCATCTCTTGTTAAACTTCTAAAATGAAGTATTTCTGAGGCATTTAACGTTATTTCAGGAGAATTTTTATCATCTCCCTCAACCATTTTGTAGTAAAGTTCTCCATTTTTAACACCATAACCTGTTATTTTTGAAGGAGATATAATTTCTAATGATGTTACGAACCCATTTTTATCTCTTATTATTCTTGCAAATGAATTGCCTTTAAGGTTTCTAAAGTATTCGAGTGCCGCAAAAAAGGTCTGTTGAGATGTATAATTGTTTGGATTGTAATGGAGTATAGGATATCGATAATCTACCTTGTCTACTAACTTCCCTTTCGGGCTTTCAATATAGATATTGAGGGGTAATTTTGATAACGTATCACTAAGTGTTTTGATACATATGTAAACCGAACTAACTTGGTCACTTTTATTGATATCGAATGGAGTATTGGAACCTAAAATAGAAGGTATAACAATATCGTTATACATTTCGTAAGTTCCAACCCAGAGGCTCTTTAATGATTTAAAAAAAGTTTGTAATGCCATCTTGAATGGGTTATTTTATATTTATATATTTATTCTTGCTGTATAGTGTTCATATATGTTCGCAATCCTGTAATTTCTTGTCCATATTTGCTATCAAGAAAACCTCCAAGCGCCATACCTAAGGCGACAACACCATCAACTGAATCATTTTGTTTATTTTTCATGATCTTAATGTTACTGTTTGAGTCAACATAAAGGATAACGTTAGCGAAGTTCCATAGCATACAAGGGTTATTCCATATTTTTATGCCCTTTTCATATATCAACGATTCCAAATATTTAAGGGGAGCGTTGAATCTTCTTGCATTTTGTTCAAAATTCTGGCAAAATAGACCATACTCTTGAAGCTGAGATATAAGTTGAGGAGCATTATATCGGTCATATGATATAGAAACTATATTGAATTCATTGGCAAGTTCTACTATTTTGTCATATATCTTAGGCAATTCAATAACTTGAGCTTCATGTTTGATTATGTAATCCTGTCTAATCCATTCACTTAAGTCTCTTCCATTCTTTCTTAGTATGTTATCTGCTCTATTCGCCATAAAGAAGAATGGTATGCAATAGAATTGATGGTCATCTTCATTTGGAGGAAATACAAGAACTATTGAAGTTAAGTCAGTTGTTCTTGATAAGTCAATACCCATATAACAATCTCTGCCTTTAAGAATTGATAAATCATATTTAACAAATACATCATACAGAACATCCTCAGGAATCCAAACATCTGGTGTATCGTAAAAGATGTTTAAGTGTTTGGTGATAAAATTATACTTATCAACGTAAGAGTGCTGCGCCTGATTGAATGTTGTTTTGAGGTCTTCTAAAGTGTTAATGACACCTAAAGCAGGGTTCGATTTAACCCAACATTCAGGATCGTTTATATCATCTGTTGGATCGATTTGAAAAATCATTGAAAAGACACTATCGTCTTGTATCTTTCCATCCAAAATGTTTTTATGATAAAGTAGATATTCATTACAAAAACTGGCATTCTTATTTCCTGCTGTTGTGATAAGAAGAAGTAATGGGTTTGTTCTTGCTCCAATACCTGTTCGAACAGCATTAACAACGTTAGAATCAGTAAAACCATGAATTTCATCCAATATACACATTGAAGGTGAAAACCCTTCAAGTCTTGCTGGTTCAACTGTTGAGAATATCTCACAAAACCCTTGTTTGTTTATGTCGTTAAAGACAATTCTTGATCTTTGGCCTCTTAATCTTTTTTTCAATTCAGGTGTATGTGTTATCATATCCTTAGCATAGTTAAGAGCATTTGAAGCTTGTTTTGCTGTATTTGCTAACAATAATGATTGAGGAACTGCAACACCATCACCTAAAAGACCATACAATTGTATTGCTGCACTAAATGCAGTCTTCCCATTCTTTCGTCCAATAAACAAAAAGGCTTCTCTTATACGTCTTTTATCAGTTCCTTTATGATAAAAGCCGAAGATTGTAGATAAGAAAAAGCATTGATAGGGCATTAAGGGAAATTGAACATACTTGTCGTGATGGTCTACGTTAAGAAATGAGAAGAATTTGAATACTTTATCCACTTTAGGAACCTTGAATTCCCATTTATCTTTGTCAATTAAGTCTTTTGTATACTTATCGACAGTCTTTTTCATGTACTCACCAACAATTATTTCTCCGCTTTGAACACCTTCAATATATTCTTTAACCTTGTCCCAGCATCGATCCGCAAAGTCATTAGGGCTTAATCTTTCTTCTCTCATTATAGGTTCATTATATTATCAAAGTTATCAGGATCGTTAAGTGCCATCTTTAACTTCTGTCTTTCTCTAACAGTCAAACCTAAACTTATTAAAATACTGTTAATGTTTTTAAGGCATGATTGATACGCTGAAAAAGCTTGATTTTTTACAAAGTAAGGTTTTCCATTTCTTCTAACAGTTACATTGACACGATAACCCTCAGTTCGAAGATCATGTTTGCATTTCTCTATAAGTTCTATATTGAACATAAGTTCTCCAATTAAAGTTGTATCTACTTCTTCAAGTTGACCTTTGCTTTTTAAGAAGTCATATATTTTATCCTGTATTGATTGAATATCTTCTGACATAATGTAGGTTTTATTTATTTATTCAAAATAAAGGCTTAGCACAATGAGCTCTTTCTATCTTGATTGCTTGTTTGCGAGACTCGAGTTCTTCGAGATAGTCGTATTCGTATGAAGGTGTGGGATAGAGGTGCTTCTTCAAGTAATCTTTAACTACATTT